GTCACGGTCGAGGGCGACGTGTGGGTTCTCGGGCGGCATAGGCTGATGTGCGGGGATAGCACCAGCATCGACGCGGTAGACAAGCTGATGGCGGGCGTAAAGCCTGATTTGATCCACACTGATCCCCCTTACGGGATGAACGCGGTCAGCAAGTCATCTGTCCTGAAAAAGAATTACGGCACCGACATTATGGGAGATGATAACCCGGACGTGGCAAAAGATGCCTTTCGCCTGATAAATGGCCTTTATCCAGATGCAAAGCAGATCTGGTGGGGTGCGAACTATTACTGCTCGGCGCTTCCAGATAGCGAGTGCTGGCTTGTTTGGGACAAGGACAACGGCGGAAGCGATCAAACGGATTGCGAACTTGCATGGGCTAACTTCAGGAGCGTTGTCCGGCAGTTCACAATGGCGAGCGAAAAGAAAAACCGCGTGCATCCGACGCAAAAGCCAGTGGCTCTGATGGAGTGGATCATTAAGCGGTTCAACTTGTCTTCCAAGACAATTGCGGACTATTTCGGCGGATCAGGCTCCACTCTGATCGCGGCGGAAAAGCACGGCATTCAAGGTTTCATTATGGAGTTTGATCCAAAGTTTGCCGACGTGATCGTCAAGCGCTGGCAGGATTTCACCGGGCAAGAGGCAACGCTGGAAGCGACGGGCGAGACGTTTAACGCGCTGGCAAGCAAGAGGATCGCAGCATGAGCCGCAACCCGCACGAACCGTCAAAGGAAAGCCGTCAGCTTGTCCAGCTTCATGCCACCATCGGCACGCCGCAGGCCGTCATTGCCGACATCCTCGGCATCGACGGCAAGACCCTGACAAAATACTACCGCGAGGAGTTGGATCAAGCCTTGGCCCGCGCCAACGCATCGGTCGGCGGTGCGCTGTTTAACAAAGCCACCAAGGGCGACACAACCGCCATGATCTTCTGGATGAAGACACGGGCAGGCTGGCGTGAGAAGCAGGAGGTTGATCTCACATCCTCCGACGGCTCCATGACGCCGCAGGCCCTGAACCTCAAGAACCTCTCCGACACCGAACTTGAGGCCATGGGCAAACTCATGGCTAAAGCTCAGGCCCAAACCAAAGAGCAATGAACGCCCAGCTCAGCCCCGAGGTCATGCTGGACCTCATCCGCAAGGAGCAGGAGCGCAGGGCGGCGTCAGCGTCCCTCTACGAGTTCGTTCGCCAAGCCTGGCACGTGGTCGAACCAGGCGTCCCGTTCATTCCCTCGTGGCACATCGAGGCGATCTGCGAGCATCTTGAAGCCGTCAGCGCAGGCGAGATCCACCGCCTGCTGGTCAACATCCCGCCCCGCCACTCCAAGTCGACGATCGTCAGCGTCATGTGGCCGATGTGGGAGTGGCTCACCGATCCGGCACAGAAGTTCCTCTGCGCGTCATATTCGGGCAACCTGTCGATCCGCGACAACTTGAAAGCCCGGCGCCTCGTGCAGTCGCCGTGGTATCAGGAGCGCTGGGGCCACATGTTCAGGCTGGCGGGCGACCAGAACGCCAAGCAGCGCTTCGAGAACGATCAGACAGGCTACCGCATCGCCACCTCGGTCGGCGGCACGGCAACGGGTGAAGGCGGCTCGCGCCTGATCCTCGACGACCCGCACGGCGCGCAGGATGCCCAGTCAGAGGCCATGCGAGAGTCGGCGCTGGAGTGGTTCGATCAGGTGTGGTCGACCCGATTGAACAACCCGAAGACCGACGCCATGGTCACCGTCATGCAGCGCCTGCATGAGAAAGACATCAGCGGCCACATCCTCGAGGACATCGGCGGGTGGGAACACATCTGCATCCCGGCTGAGTGGGACGGCGCGTCTCGCAAGACGGTTCTCGGCCCGTACGATCCACGCAAGAAGATCGGCGAGCTGATATGCCCGGAGCGCTTCGGCGAGAAAGAGATCACCACCCTCAAGCAACTGCTCGGCGAGTACGGCACGGCTGGCCAGCTGCAGCAAGATCCGACCCCGACCGGCGGCGGCATCCTCAAGACGGACTACTTCGAGCTCTGGCCGTCTGACAAGGCGCTGCCGCAGTTCGAATACATCCTGCAGTCCTACGACTGCGCCTTCACCGAGAAGACCACGGGCGACCCCACGGCCTGCTCGGTCTGGGCGATCTTCACGCACAACAACGAGCGCAACGCCATGCTCATCGATGCGTGGGATGAGCATCTGTCGTACCCTGACCTGCGCAACCGGGCGATCAAGGACTGGGGCACAGAGTACGGCGGCACCAGCGTCAAGGACGGCATCAGGCGCGCACGCAGGCCCGATCGCATCCTGGTCGAAGCCAAGGCCAGCGGGCAGTCCCTGCTGCAAGATTTGCGCCTAGCGAAAGTGCCTGCGGTCGGGTATAATCCGGGCATGGCGGACAAGGTCAGCCGCGCGCATCAAGCCGCGCCGACCTTGGAGCTGGGTTTGTTGTGGGTGCCGGAGAGCGGGAAAAACCGTGGGCACGCTGTGAGTTGGGCGCAGCCCTTCATGAAGCAGCTCAGCAAATTCCCGGTGGCCGACCATGATGACTACGTGGACACGTTCACTCAGGCGATCATCTACCTGAAGAACGACGGATGGTTCGAACTGCCGCAAGCTCGTGACCGTGACGAGCCCAAGCAATACAAGCGCGAGAAGGGAAACCCTTATGCCGTCTAAAGAAAAGCCAGTCTGGGACAAGAAGCGGCCCAAGGGTCTCGGTGAGAGCAAGCCCCTCTCGGACAAGAAGAAAGACAGCGCCAAGCGCATGGCCGAGGCTGCGGGCCGCCCCTATCCGAACCTCGTCGACAACATGCGGGCCGCGAGGAAGAAATGATCGACAAAGACAGCCTGCCGCTCGACAAGCCGCGCCGCACGCCCGACCACCCGACCAAGTCTCACGTGGTCAAGACGCGCGTTGACGGCAAGGAAAAGATCATCCGCTTCGGGGAGCAGGGTGCCAGCACGGCAGGCAAGCCCAAGGAGGGCGAGTCGGATCGCATGAAGCAGAAGCGCGCCTCGTTCAAGGCTCGCCACGCAAAGAACATCGCCAAGGGCAAGTCGAGCCCGGCTTACTGGGCGAATAAGGTTAAGTGGAAGACTGGGGGCGCTGTGGGGCTTGAGGAACTGGACGAGAAGTACGAGGGCATCAAGAAGCCCGACTTCTCGCTGCTTGAATCGTTCCAAGATTTGATCCGTACGCTGCAAAGCAAGGCCGCAGATGCGGGCACGCAGGAGTTCGATTCCCTGCGCGCTCTGGGCCGCAGCGGTGCAGCCGGAAGCTTGGAAGACCTTTACGAAGCTTACTCTGACGAGCCGAGGCCGCACTCTGCCCGCGCCGAGGCGGGAGGCAATGCCAACCCCGATCGAGCGAAGTCGGCTCGGATGGTGTTTGATTCCTTCAAGGCTGCCGGGTTCTCTGACGCGCAGGCTCGAGCTCTGACGGCTGAGATCAACCGCGAGAACGTCTTCAACCCGGTGCATCTCTTCGGCACGCATACCGACGCCGCGAACCGCGCCACCAACGTGGGCATGCTGAGCTGGCAGGGCGATCGGGCTGATCGCCTGATGTCGTTCATGGCTGATCGCGGCCTGATCGATCCGGCGGGCCGCATCGTTCCCGGTCAGGACGCCCTCAACGCGCAGGCCGAGTATCTGCGCTGGGAGATGGAGAACGACCCCAGCTACGCCAGAACCCGCGAGACGTTCCTGAGCAATCCAGAGATCGACCCCGAGACGGCGCACGACATCTTGGGCAAGAACTTCATCCGCTGGCGTATTGATGACCCGAAGTATCGGGGCAGCGGCTTTGACCGCATCAGCGAGGGCTACGACATCCTCAACATGGCTCAGGGCTACAAAGAAGGTGGCAAGGTCGAGAAGGACGAGCTGGCCGAGGCTGAGCGTCTGCGTGACCTGCAGTTTATGGCCGAGGAGCGCAACCCTAACGCTGTCCCGGCTGTGAAGCCCGGCATGCTGGACCTTCCCGGAGGTGTTGTTGATCGTCTGGCGCTGATCAACAAGTACCTCAACCCGGTAGAAGCGATCGGTGAAGCGATGCGCGCCGGGTCTCGCCTGACGTCTGCAGATGCATCTGGGTACGACCGCTTGGCCGCCTTGGGCGACATGCTCTCTGGCGTGGCTGGCGTCGCCGGGCCTGCGGCTGTTGCCAAGCGGGTTGGCACACCGGCGGCGGCTGCGGTCGTTGAGGCGTTGACGGGTGGCGCGCCTGCTGCCAACGCAGCACCATTCGGTAAAGATTGGTCAGATGTCTACCACTGGTCCAGATCGCCTGATGACTTCTCAGAGTTCGACCTAAACCAGTCTAAATCGGCCATGAGCCAGCTCGGCCCGCACGTCGGGACGCCGCAGGCAGCCGAGGCTCGTTACATGGGCTTTGCCAAGCCTGAAGGCGTGCCGCCTGCATTGGGCTTTACGCTTCCGATGAAGGCTGACTTGTCCAAGCCGTTCTTGAACCCGGTCACCGGCAAGCCTTGGACTGAGATGGACTTGGAGATGTTTATCTCGGCGGTGTCTGACACAAACAGCATGGATCGCCGCCTCGTTGCGCCGTTTATACGCGAACGCTTGGCCAAAGAAGGTTACACGTCGATCCCGTACATGAACGATGTTGAAGACGCTGGAAGCGTGAGCCACATCATGCTGGCTGATCGCCCAACAGGCAGCGACGCCGTCTTGCGCTCGCGCTTTGCCAAGTTCGACCCGGCGATGCGCGCCTCAAAGAACATCAGCGCAGGCGTGGCTGCCGGAGCCATCGGCGCATCCCAGTACGACCCGGACGCAATTGAAGCCCGCGCCAGCAAGGCTGGCAAAAATGAGTTTGCGGCTGGCGGCGCTGTCAAATACGATCCCTCTGCCGTAGACCGGATCATCAACCAACTTCGCGAGGTCAACCGTGGCTGATATGGACGAGAACGAGGACCGGCTCGAAGGCGAGATGGTTGAGCTGATGGATGAGACCTCCGAGGTCGAGGACACCGAGGACGGTGGCGCCATCATCCGCCTTGAGAACGAGGAAGACGAGCGCAAGAACCTTGAGCACTTCGCCAACATCGTCGACGAGGTTGACCCCGGCGAGCTCAAAGCGGCTGTGCATGATCTCCTTGAAAAGATCGACCGCGACAAGGAAGCCCGCGAAAAGCGCGACAAACTCTACGAAGAGGGACTGCGTCGTACGGGACTGGGCGATGACGCACCCGGCGGCGCGCAGTTCACGGGTGCGACTAAAGTCGTACACCCGATGCTGGTCGAGGCATGCGTGGACTTCTCCGCGCGCTTTATGAAAGAAGTCTTCCCGCCTTCTGGCCCGGTGAAGAGCAAGATTTACGGCGAGTCGGACAAGGTCAAAGTCGAGAAGGCTCAGCGCAAGGCTGAGTTCATGAACTGGCAGACCACCGAGCAGATGACCGAGTTCCGGGGCGAGCTGGAGCAACTGAGCACGCAGCTCCCGCTCGGCGGCGGACAGTACATGAAGTTCATGTGGAACCCGCAGCATCGCCGCCCGGCCAGCGAGTTCATCCCGATCGACGACGTCTACCTGCCGTTCGCCGCGACGAACTTCTACACCGCCGAGCGCAAGACGCACGTCCAGTACATCACGAAGATGGAGTACCAAAAGCGCGTCAAGTCGGGGATGTACCGCGACGTTGATGTCGGCATGCCCGAAGACCCGGACTTCAGCAAGGCGAGCCAAGCCAACGACAAGATTGAGGGCCGCAAGGATTCCAGCTACAACGAGGACGGCCTGCGCACGATCTTTGAGGTCTACACGTACCTGTCCTTCGACGAAGAAGACCTGAGCCCGTACATTCTGAGCATTGACAAGTCGAGCGGCCAAGCCCTCTCGCTTTACCGCAACTGGGAGGCCGAGGACAGCTACCGCAAGGAGCTGGACTGGATCGTCGAGTTCCCGTTCGTGCCGTGGCGCGGGGCTTACCCGATCGGCCTGACGCACATGATCGGCGGCCTGAGCGGTGCCGCGACGGGCGCCCTGCGCGCCCTGCTCGACAGCGCCCACATCCAGAACATACCCACGCTCTTGAAGCTGAAGGGCGGCCCCAACGGCCAGACCATCAACCTGCAGCCGACCGAGGTCGTCGAGATGGAGGGCGGCGCGCTGATCGACGACGTGCGCAAGCTTGCCATGCCGATGCCGTTCAACCCGCCGAGCCCGGTGCTGTTTCAGCTTCTGGGCTTTTTGGTGGATGCGGGCAAGGGCGTGGTGCAGACCTCGTTTGAGAAGCTGTCTGACCAGAACCCCAACCAGCCCGTCGGCACCACCATGGCGCTGATTGAGCAGGGCATGGTGGTGTTCAGCAGCATCCACTCGCGCCTGCACAGCGCCATGGCACGCTGCTTCAAAATCCTGCACCGCATCAACTCGGCATACCTGACCGAAGAAGACATCGCAGCGCAGGAATCGGGCCTTGAGATCGACCCGTCAGACTTCGACGGCCCATCGGATGTCGTGCCGGTCAGCGATCCCGCGATCTTCAGCGAGACGCAGCGCTTCGCCCAGATTCAGGCCATCATGCAGCGGGCGCAGATGATGCCGCAGCTCTACGACCAGCGTAAGGTCGAGGAGATGTTCCTGCGCACCCTGAAGGTGCCGGGAGAGGAAGTCCTGCAGCCGCTGTTGACCGAGCAGGATATGGACCCGGTCAGCGAGAACGTGGCGGCTGCGATGGGCAGGCCGCTCTATGTGCTGCCGCGTCAGGATCACTTGGCCCACATCATGACGCACATGGCGTTCCTGAAGTCGCCGCTGCTTGGCGGCAACCCACCGATCATGCAGGCGTCGCTCTACGCAATGGCGCAGCACCTGAAGGATCACCTGCTGAACTACTACCTCGTTGAGTCGCACAATGCCGTGGATAAGGCAGAGCGTGAGGGTCTGATTGAGTCTGACGCCGAGCAGCAGGTCAAGCTGATCCTTCAGGTCCAGCAACTGATTGAGCAGCAGCTTGGTGGGTTCGGTCAGGAACTTGCGACCATCACGCAGGCTGCCGAGCAGTTCAAGCCGCAGCCTCCGATGCCGCCGGACAACAGCATGCAGATCGCGCAGATGAACATGCAGATGAAGGGTCAGGAGATGCAGCAGCGCGCTGCGATTGACCAAGGCCGCATGCAGATTGAGTCGCAGAAAATGCAAATGGATCAGCAGCTTGAGGCTCAGAAGCTCGCCGCGCAGCAGCAGGCTCGCGCTGAGCAGATGCAGCTTGATATGTTCAGGCAGCAGCAGGAAAGCATGCGCACCGCAGAGGAGATCGCGTCTCGTGAGCGCATGAACACGGCTGACAACGACACCGCGAAACTGCTTGCCGCAGCCGAGATGGCGACGGGTGAGAAGGTCGCCGTGAGTACCGGCACAGGCATCAATCCCAACCCCTGATAGGAGAGCGCTATGAGCGACGACCCGAACAAGTCCAAAGAAGTCCAGATGAACAGCGCCTTGGTTAAGCAAAAGCACCGCATGGCTGCAGGCGAGAAGGTTGACGGGCAGTCCCTGCCCCCCGCGCCCAAGGTCGAGAAAAACCAAGCGTGAGCATTGAAGCTAAACTTTTAAACCGGCTCAAGGCAGAACAGCAGCAGTTCGCTGTTGACGCCTTGAGTCGGCCACAAGCTCGCGATGCCTTCGAGTACGGGTATCGTGTCGGCGTCGTTGCCGGATATGAGGCAGCGATCAACGTACTCTTAAAACTTCTTGATGAGGAGAAATATAGTGACAACGACCTCTGAGAGCGCAATGGCGGAGGCTTTCCCGGACGTTGATCCGGGCGTACAGCCTTTCGGTAGCCGCGTTCTGGTTCAAATCCGGACCCCCAAGACGATGACATCGGGCGGCCTTATCCTTCACAGCGAATCTCGCGACACTGAGAAGTGGAACACGCAGGTGGCTAAGGTCATCAGCACGGGCCCGCTGGCGTTCAAGAACCGCAACACCCAAGAGAGCTGGCCCGAGGGGCAGTGGTGCAAGCCGGGTGACTTCGTTCGCGTACCCAAATACGGCGGCGATCGGTGGGAAGTCCCCTTGGGTCGGCGCGGAACGAATGGCGACATGGAGTCCGCTATGTTCGTGATTTTCAACGACCTTGACATCATCGGGCAGGTTACCTCTGACCCGCTGGCGATCAAGGCATTCATCTGAAAGGAGATGAACGATGCCTGAAGCACTCCGCGAAGACGACGACAATGATGAAGACATCGTCATTGTCGAGGACGAGAGCCAACTCTCGCAGAACAATGAAGACGATGACGACGATCAGGATGATGAGCAGGTAGCTCGATCCGGCGACGATGACACCGAAGACGAGCGCGAGGCTATCCGCGAGCGCCGCCGTCAGGAAAAGCAGGAACGCAAGGTGCGCCGCGATGAGGCCATCAAGCGTGACAAGCTGGAGCTGGACTTCCTGCGCAAGCGCAATGACGACCTTGAGCGCCGCGTGTCGGCCCAAGAGCAGCGCACGCACAAGATGGACTTGAGCAGCTTTGACGCTGAGATTTCTCAGGCGTCCAAAGAGGCTGAAATGGCTGAGCGCGTCATCGCCAAGGCGGTAGCGGCGGGCAACGGCGAAGACGTCACGCAGGCCATGCGCTATCGCGATCAGGCTCTGGCCCGCATCCAGTTGCTGAACTCCCAGAAGAACCAGTTCGCGGCGCAGCGGCCCCAGCCGCAGAAGATCGACGACATCACGATGACCTATGCGAAAGAGTTCATCGCGGAGAACCCATGGTATGATGCTCAGGGCCGCGACGAAGACTCAGCCATTGTCATCGCGATTGACCAGTCGCTCTCCAAGGACGGCTACGATCCGCGCTCCGCAGACTACTGGGACGAGCTGCGCCGCCGTGCGGCACGCCGCCTGCCCGAGCGGTTCGACGCCCAGAAGCCTGCCAAGAGAGCCGCAGAAGACCGCAACGAGCCGCGCCGCGAGCCTCGTGGTGGCCCTGCGGTGGGATCGGGCCGAGAGCACGCCCCCGCCAGCACTCGCAAGGAGATTTACGTCTCCCCTGAGCGCAAGCAGGCTCTCATTGAGGCCGGAGTGTGGGATGACCCCGTACTGCGCTCAAAATACGTCAAGCGCTACGCCGAGTACGATCGGCAGAACCGCTCTTGACCGGGATTGTGTTTTTAGCCATCCCGACTTATAGTTCACTCAATCGCTGGAAGGAGCGAGTAGCATGACCGACGAACGACTAAAGAAATCCGCTGGAGAAGGCCGCGAAAACAGAGCGCTGCAGGACCGCGCTGTAACTGAAAATCGCGAGATTTCCGATGATGAGCGGGTTGAGATGTTCCGTCAGCAGTTTTTTCAGTCCTCTCTACCGGACTTGCCAAAAATCCCCGGCTGGCACATGTGCTGGCTGACGACCACCAACCCGCGTGACTCGATCCATATGCGTATGCGATTGGGTTATGAACCCGTGAAGCCGGAAGACATTCCCGGCTGGGACTATGCCACGCTGAAGACAGGCGATTGGGCGGGGTTCATCGGTGTGAACGAGATGCTCGCGTTCAAGCTGCCGATTTCTCTCTATGAGAAGTACATGCTTGAGGCGCACCATCACGCACCCCTGCGCGAAGAGGAGAAGCTCACCGACACGGCTGAGTTCTTGGAGCAGCAGGCACGCGCCTCAAAGTCGAAGCTGCAAGTTGGGGAAGGCAATATGGAGATGGGGCTCGACCGAGAGGCGATGTTCGACCTCTCATGACGCAACCCTTTGACCAATCAGGAGCTCACTATGTCTTCGACTAGCGCACCCTTTGGTTTTCGTCCGTCTTACCACAACAGTGGCCAGATGCGCCCGAAAGCCTACACGATCGCTAGCACCTATGCGGCCAACATCTTTTCGGGTGACCCCGTAAAGCTGACCGACAACGGTGTTATCCAGCTCGGCACCAGCGATGGTACTCGTTCCGGCACCACCGACGGCATCACGCTGCTCGGTATCTTCGCTGGCTGCCAGTACCTTGACGCCTCGGGCAAGCCGACCATCAGCCCCTTCTGGCCTTCGGGCGCCACCGGCACGGAAATCGTTGCTTGGGTGTACGATGACCCGGAAACGCTGTATGATGTTCAGTACACCAACCCCTCGGCAGGCACCACGGTGCAAACCGCTGTCGGCGAAGAGTGCGACTGGACCGTGGCTTCGCCGGGTGGCTCGACCCAGACGGGTCTGTCCACCACCCAACTCACCGCAATTCAGTCGACCTCTGGCCAGTTCCAGATCACTGGCTTTGCATACAACATCAACGACTCTTTGACTGATGCCTATGTCACGGTTACCGTTCGCCTGAACGAAGCCGCGTACAAGGCCGCTGTCAACAGCATCTAAGGAGGGCTTGAACCATGGCTACCCCTATGCGCAGTACTGACTTTCGGTCAGTAGTCGAGCCCATCCTTAACGAAGTGTTCGACGGCGTCTACAATCAGCGCGCCGACGAATGGAACATGGTGTTCCGTGAGCAAAAAGGCATTCCGCGCAACTACCATGAAGAGCCTGTGCTCTATGGTTTTGGCGCCGCGCCGGAACTGCCCGACGGCATGGCTGTGTCCTACCAGTCCGGCGGCGTGCTGTTCCTGCAGCGCTACCTCTACAAGGTCTACGGTCTGGCGTTCTCGCTGACCAAGGTTCTTGTCGAGGACGGCGATCACATTCGTATCGGTCAGACCTACGCCAAGCACTTGGCTCAGTCGCTGATCGAAACGAAGGAAACGCTGGGTGCCAACATCCTGAACCGCGCCTTCAACGCTGCCTATCCGGGCGGCGACGGTGTGGCTCTGGTGAGCTCCTCGCACCCGATCGTCAACGGCACCTTCAGCAACCAGCTGACCACCCCGGCTGCTCTCTCGCAGACCTCGCTGGAACAGCTGCTGATCCAGATTCGCAACGCTGTTGACAACAACGGCAAGCGTATCCGCCTGACGCCGAAGAAGATCGTGACGGGTCCGTCGAACGTCTTCCAAGCCGAAGTGCTGCTGAAGTCGGTTCTGCGCACCGGCACCGCCGACAACGACATCAACCCCGTCAAGTCGATGGGTCTGCTGTCTGACGGCCAAGCCAACCTCTCGCGTATCACCTCGACCACCGCATGGTGGATTCAGACTGATGCGCCGGAAGGCCTGAAGCTGCTGATGCGTCGCGGCCTTGAAAAGTCGATGGAAGGTGACTTCGAAACCGACTCCATGCGCTATAAGGCAACAGAACGCTATGTATTTGGATGGACCGATCCAAGAGGCGTTTACGGAACTGCTGGCGTCTGATAGGTAGCTGAAAACTAACAGTTTTTGGCTAACTGCAAAGTGGCCTCCCCGATACTAGGATACAATCCTAAACATCGGGGAGGTTTTTTTATG